TCCAAGCAAATCCCACGCAGTGCTTGCCAAAGAAGGTGACACCATTAAGCTCATCAGGTTCGGTGAGCAGGGAGCCGAAACGGCAGGTAAACCAAAAGCGGGTGAATCTGACCGCATGAAGAAAAAGCGTGCATCCTTTAAAGCAAGACATGCTAAGAATATCAAAAGAGGAAAACTTAGCGCAGCCTACTGGGCTGATAAAGTCAAATGGTAAACACATAGGAATATAATAACATGGCAACTACTACATTTACACAAGGCATTGAAGCCTATCAAACAGACATTACTTTTGGTGATGGCATTGATGTAACAGGAACTACTACACTTGGTAGCTCTGTAAACAGTCTCTTCGTCAAGCACGTAGCTCACGTTACTGGTGTTACAGTTAACTCAACTGCAGGTGACTCTCCAGCTATCGGTATATTTGCACAGCCAGCAGGTACAGTAATTACAGACATTAAAATCTTTTGTGTAACTGCTCCCGTTATCGGAAGTGGTGACATTGGTTATGAAGTTGGTACATCTTCTTCAGGCGCACAAATTGTAGCTACTCAGGCTGATGAAATCTTAGATGCAGGTACAACGGTTGTTGTAGGTAACGTAACAGTTACTGCGTTAATTCTTCAGACTCAAGATGCTACAACTGCACCAGTTTCTGTTCAGTATGCAGCGGCTGCACGTAACATCTTCTGTAACATTACTAACACAGAGAATGCTACAACGGCTGGCTCGTTTACCTTCGTTATTGAATACGTACAGGTAGCATAATGGTTGATCAAGCTGCATTAGTAGGAGAAAACTTAGGGTGGGCTGTAGAAACTGCAGTTACCCTAGGTAACACTAATACTACACACGTAGATTGCACTGACGCTAAGATGGTGTTTATTGAGACAAGCCATGATTTAGATATTGGGTTTGCGGCAGCGGAGGCTGACGTTACAGATAATGACATTATGCTTCCTGCTGGTGTACATACTCTTGTAGTACCTAAAGCTATCGGCAATTCTACTATCCTAAACTATAGACGGGGTAGTAGTACCAGTACATTAGTACGTGTAATTTTATCGTAAGTTAAACAAAAAGGAATATACTATGGCTAAGATGCCTATGGTTAAAAAGAACGGCAAGAAAGTCCCTGCATTTGCTGCTGACGGTGTTGGCAAAATGATGAAGGGTGGAATGGCTAAAAAGAAACCTGCAGCTAAAATGATGGCTGGCGGTATGGCGAAGAAGAAGCCAGCAGCTAAAATGATGGCAGGTGGAATGTCTAAGAAAAGCGGCTACATGTATGGCGGCATGGCTAAGAAACCTGCAGCCAAAAAGAAGAAGTAACTGCATAACGGGATTGCAATCTTGTATGTAGTCCTGCACTAAAAAACATGGTATAACTATCCTTGGTAACATAAAAGGAGTTATACCATGTTTAAACGTTTTCTCAATAGACTACAACAAGGCCAAATGCGTAGAGTACAATACTGGCAGTTACATAACATGTCAGACGCTATGCTCAAAGACATAGGAATGACACGTGGTGAAATCAAAGACAGGTTCTACAACCAAGAAAAAGTCAACAGTTAATGCGGCTGGTAATTATACTAAGCCTACTATGCGCAAGCGTATTTTTTCTGCCGTTAAAGCAGGAACAAAAGGTGGATCAGCAGGGCAGTGGTCGGCCCGTAAAGCTCAACTTGTTGCATCTCGTTATAAAAAAGCAGGTGGAGGATACAAGTCATGAAGGGCGTAAAGCATTATAAGAAAGATGGTATGGAACACAAGGGCGGTACTCACAAGATGCCTGACGGTTCTTTACACACAGGTAAAGCGCACAGTAAGACAAGCGTAAAACTAATGCACTATAAAGATTTAAGTAAAACTGCAAAGGCTAAAGTAGATGGCAAAAGCAAAAAGTCAAAAAAGTCTTAGTCAGTGGACTAAGCAAGATTGGAGAACTAAAAGTGGTAAACCTTCGACTCAAGGTTCTGGCGCTACAGGGGAAAGGTATTTACCTGCAGGTGCTATTAAAGCTATGGATTCAGATACTTATGCGAAAAGTAGTGCAAAGAAAAGAAAAGATACAAAGGCGGGTAAGCAATTCTCTAAGCAACCTAAAAAGGCGGCTCAGACTTCCAAACGTTTTCGGAGGGGATGATGACCTCCTTTGAAGATGCCGACACAAATAACACTGGCGCTATTGAGAAGCCAGAGTGGGACGCCTTAGTACTAGAAGACAAACGTAGGAGAATAGAAGATGAGGACGCACATAGGGATCAAACTAGAAAGATGGCTTGGTTCGCTTTATGGGGAATGTTACTTTATCCTTTTGGTGTCGTTGGCACAGGTGCGCTTGGGCTTGACAACGCTTCGGCAATCATTGGGAGCATGGCTTCCATTTACTTTGTGTCTGTTGCTGGTGTTGTTTCTGTCTTTATGGGCGTAGCTACGTTAGCCAAGAAGGCTCCACTTAAATGATCATTGGTCAACTCTTAGGTGCAGTAGGTGGCTTGGCTACAAGTTACATGGACGGTAAGGTAGCCGTACAAAAAGCTAATGCAGAAATTAAAGTTAAGCAAGCTACAGGTGAGATTGATTGGGACATAGAGGCAATCAAGGCTACACAGAATAGCTGGAAAGACGAATGGATCACGCTACTATTTTCAATACCTTTGATACTTGCCTTCTGTGGCGATTGGGGTAATGAGATTGTGCAGCGTGGTTTTTTAGCATTAGAGGTTATGCCAACGTGGTATCAGTACTCACTAGGTGGAATTGTAAGTGCCAGCATTGGTATGCGGTCTGTATCTAAATTCTTTGGTAAGAAATAATGTGGGTACTAGTTTGGATACAATTAATCTCAGGTATGCCCCTTGAATACTTTCAGTTATCTGTGTATGATAGCAGAAAGATATGTGAACAACAAAGAGAAAAAGCAGAAATTATGATTACACATAACGGTATAACTGTAGCGTGTATGCACTTAGGAAATGTAGGAGATAAACAGTGAGTTTTAAATTAAGTGAACGCAGCCTATCTAAACTTGAAGGCGTAGACAGCAGCTTGGTAGCTGTAGTCAAACGTGCAATTGAATTAACTAAAGTAGACTTTGGTGTAATCTACGGTATGCGTACAGTAGAAGAGCAAGAGAAACTTGTAGCGGCAGGTAAGTCGCAGACTATGAAGTCAAACCACCTTGTAGGTAAGGCAGTAGACTTGATGGCATACGTAGATGGTAAAGGCGTGTGGGAACTAAACGTCTATGATGATCTATGTGACGCAATGAAAGCTGCAGCAGAAGAACTAGGTACTCCCGTTAAGTGGGGTGCAGCATGGTCAGAGGGTGACATTCGTACATACCCCGGCACTGCAGAAGATGCAATGATGAAGTACGTTGACCTACGGCGCAGTCAGGGACGTAGACCATTTATTGACGGTCCCCATTTCGAGAACATGTAAAGGAATTAGTATGGCACGTGAGTTAACAGAACGACAGCAAAAGTTTTTAGCAGTCCTTATGGATGAGGCAGGTGGAGACATCGGCACTGCTAAACTCATGGCTGGTTACTCAGCCAATACTACTAACACAGAAATTACTAATAGTCTTAAAGAAGAGATACTAGACGTAACACATAGTTACTTAGCACGTAACGTACCTAAAGCTGCAATGGCTATGGTAGGTGCCTTGTATGATCCTACTGAACTAGGCATACGGGACAAGATGGCTGCAGCAAAAGAACTACTAGATCGTACTGGTCTTGTTAAAACAGAGAAGCTGCAGGTAGAAGCAAAGGGTGGTGTTATGTTAATGCCAGCTAAAGCAGTTGAAGAAGAGACATGTGCATGTGGAAACAATATAAGTGACTGTGCCTGTAATGACTAAATCTGTAGGTATGTGGAAACTACCCCAGCCGACTGACATAAAAGAAGACAATATATGGGTTTCAATCCCACGTGTAGCAAGAACAATTCCGTATGGGTATGAATTAGACCCAGAAGATAGCAGAATACTCTTGCCAATTGACTACGAACTTGATATGCTAGAGCAAGCAAAGAAATACATTAAACAGTATTCGTATCGGGAAGTAGCAAACTGGCTTACCAGAAACACAGGTAGGTCAATTTCACACGTAGGATTAAAGAAACGGTTAGACAATGAGCGACAAAGAAAAAACAAAGCTGGAAGCCTACGCAGATGGGCAGACTATGCAAAAAAGGCAATCGCCAAAGCGGAAGAAATCGAAGCCAAAAGAGTCGGTGCGAAAGAAAACACAAGTAGCGAAGGCGAAGAAAGAGCAGCTTAGTTCTGCAATAATACTTGAGGCATTTACTGATAAGGTTGAAGAAGAATACAATGTAATCTTTAAACCTAACGTTGGGCCACAGACAGACTTTCTTGCGGCAAGTGAACGTGAAGTACTCTACGGTGGCAGTGCTGGGGGTGGAAAGAGCTACGCAATGTTGGCTGACCCACTACGCTACATGGGCAACCCTGCGTTTTCAGGCTTACTACTACGACATACTACAGAAGAACTAAGAGAATTAATTACTAAGTCACAGGAGATGTATCCTAAAATTTGGCCCGGTATTAAGTGGTCAGAACGTAAGATGCAATGGACTGCACCATCAGGTGCTAAACTGTGGTTAAGTTACTTAGACAAAGATCAGGACGTTACAAGATACCAAGGTCTAGCGTTTAGTTGGATTGGCTTTGACGAACTTACACAGTGGGCTACACCATTTGCTTGGTCTTACATGCGAAGTCGATTGAGATCGGCAGACCCTGATCTTCCTCTTTCAATGAGGGCAACGACTAACCCCGGTGGAAGAGGACACCACTGGGTCAAGAAAATGTTTATTGATCCTGCACCTGCAGGTAAATCATACATAGCTACGGACATTGATACAGGAGAACAACTAAAGTATCCTGCAGGACATGAGAAGGCGGGAAGGCCATTATTCAAACGTAGGTTTATACCTGCAAGACTAAAGGACAATCCTTATCTATCTCAACACGGTGACTACGAGGCAATGCTTCTATCGTTACCAGAACAACAACGAAGACAGTTACTAGATGGTGATTGGGATATTAAAGAAGGCGCAGCCTTTACAGAGTTTGAAAGAAAGACACACGTAGTTGAACCCTTTGACATCCCTAATAACTGGGTTAAGTTTAGGTCTTGCGACTATGGATACGGAAGTTACACAGGCGTCTTATGGTTTGCAGTTAGTCCTAGTGAGCAATTGGTAGTATACAGAGAGTTATACGTATCAAAGGTTCTTGCGGTTGACCTAGCTGACATGGTACTTGAGTTAGAGGCAGGTGATGGAAACATGCGTTATGGGGTGCTTGATAGTTCTTTGTGGCATAAACGTGGTGATACTGGTCCATCTTTGGCAGAACAAATGATCATGCGGGGATGTCGTTGGCGTCCATCAGATAGAAGCAAAGGCTCACGTGTAGCAGGTAAGAACGAAATACACAGACGTTTGCAGGTAGATGAGTTTACAGAGGAATCAAGATTAGTATTCTTTAATACTTGTACTGAAACAATATCGCAACTACCAGCCATACCACTGGATAAAAAAAATCCAGAAGATGTTGACACACACTCAGAAGACCACTTGTATGATGCTCTAAGATATGGTATCATGTCACGACCACGGTTTAGCGTATGGGACTTTGACAGTCGGGGTACTCCCGCAAATAGTATGCCAGTAGCAGATTCTAAATTCGGATATTAAGGAAACCTAAATGGAAGAAGATAACACATTTATTGAAGACGAGTCAATAGTATTAGAAGATACGGATGAGTCCTCTGTAGACGATGCTAAAACTAATAACATTATTCCTTATATTATAGGACGCTACAAACGTGCGGAAGATTACCGTCAACAAGACGAGCAACGTTGGTTGGATGCCTATAGAAACTACCGTGGTATATACGGACCTGACGTACAGTTTACAGAAGCTGAGAAGTCTAGGGTATTTATTAAAGTAACCAAAACAAAAACACTTGCTGCCTATCAGCAGTTAGAGTCTGTAATGTTTGCTAATAACAAGTTTCCCCTTACGGTTGATCCTACGGAAATGCCAGAGGGTGTAGTTGCAGACGTTAACTTTGACCCTGCAGAACCTGATCAAATTAAAGAATCGGAAGTAGACAAGGCTATAAATCCTTATGGCTTTCGTGGAGATGGTAAAGACTTACCTAAAGGTGCAACAGCTAGAACACTTGGTGATATGCTTGGCCCCCTTAAAGATAAACTAAAAGACATTGATGGACTAAGAAAAGGAATAGGTAAAACACCTACCGCCGTTACATTTAGTCCTGCAATGATAGCTGCAAAGAAAATGCAGAAGAAGATACAGGATCAGTTAGAAGAATCAAACGCAAGTAAACACTTACGTAACACTGCATTTGAAATGGCACTGTTTGGTACAGGTGTAATGAAGGGTCCATTTGCTGTAGATAAAGAGTATCCACAGTGGGACGATGAAGGTAACTACGATCCTATTATTAAAACAGTACCACAGGTATCTCATGTATCTGTGTGGA